CCAAACCCTTTACTATTCCTATTTTTAATTCCCACCTTTGTAGTGTCATAATTGTATTTTTATAAGTGTTACTAATAATCCTAAAAAGACTACTATAAGCGTTCCTATTATTAATGTGTCTGTTGTCATAATTATATATTTTAATCAATTACTCTCCTTCGTTGGAGTGGTAGCTTTGTAAAACCTTTCCCTCATTGGAATGGTTGCTTTGTAAAACGCTTCCTTTATTGGAATGGCTGCTTTGAAAAATATCTCCTTCGTTGGAGTGGTAGCCTTGGAAAACGTTTCCTTCATTGGAGTGGTGGTCTTGATAAACGTTTCCTTCATTGGAGTGGTGGCTTTGTAAAACATATCCCTCATTGGAATGTCCGCCTTGTAAAACCTTTCCTTCGTTAAAGTGGTAGCCTTGGAAAACGCTTCCTTTATTGGAGTGGACGCCTTGATAAACATCTCCCCTTGATTTTATTTTACTCAAATCTATAAACCCCTCAAATTCCCCAAAATCCAATCCCGAAATATCAATGTTTCCATCTTCGTTTGTAAACTCTTTTTTTAATAATTCTACTAAATCTTGTTTTGTCATAATTTACATTTTATCTAATTCTTGCTTTACCTTTAGCCAATAATTATACTCTGTGTATCGAGCTGAATCTAATATCAATCTTACTGCAATCTTTGAGAACTGCTTGGCATCTTCTTTATCAAAAGAACTTTGACCTATTTTAGAAAACTTATCTCTTAAATCAATTGCCTTATCTTTAGGTGTCATCATAGCTTTGTCTTTAGCTCATCTACAAATCTTCTTAAACTACTAACAGGTATCTTATGCTTTGCTCTAAACTTCTCTGCAAGGTTTGAGTAAGGAGTGCCTGAATTTCTATTGTAAGTATCTTCATCTGTTAGCTCTATTCCTGTTATTAAGCATTTCTTTTGCTCTGCATAAGCAGGATAATCCAACATAGAATTGAAATGAGCTATACCTATATCTTCAGCAGGAATACCCACCTCTTCTGTCTTTAACTTCTCTATGTATAGAGTTGCATCCATTAACTCTTCTTGGAGATGGACTAACCATTCAAACGGACTTAAATCATCTCTATCTAATGTTGTACCATATTTTCTAATTCCTTCGTTAGAACGCATCTTATACGCCTCTAACACTCTGTTTACCATCTTGTCTTCCATATTATCGTTTGTTGTAAAAATGTTCATATAATTCCCATATCTTTTCTGTCGAATCCTTAATACTGTATATTACATCGCTCTTTATTATCTGACCTTTGTAATCTACTTCTATCCTTACTGACTTCTTTGATATAGGAGTGTTGTATATCTTTATATCATTCTTGAAGCAGTATTGTTGTGCCTTATAATTATAACCTGTCATCGTCTATTATATCAAATATTGTTATCTGTTTATCCTTTGGCTTGTTTAGTAACCTTTCGAGTATCTCATCTAAATATTCCATACTTGGCACACTTCTCTCTGTAAAACGAAATAACCTCTCTCATCTCTGTAATCTCTTGCTTTAATTCTTCATTCTCTTTTTGCAATGATGGTGCTGAACTTAAAACTCTTTTCATATTGTCATAGTAGTTCTTAAACTTCTTCTCATACATAGCATCATGGAATGTATGGTTTATAGCATTTAGAACACTTGCGTGGGCTTTAAGACCCAACATATCTGCCAAGTCTTGAGTTCCCGATTCGGTAAACTCTCTACATAACTTAATAAATACTGCTCTTGGATACACATAGTTTCTCTTTCTTGATGTTGTGTGGAGTGTTACATCAAAATCTTTCTCAATCCTCTTCTTAATCTCTAATGGTGTCATAGTTTTCTTTCTTTGTTAATTCGTCTATTGCTAATTTAATTCCTGCACAAGTCAAGTACAGTTCCCTGTCTTCATAAAGCTCAAGTAATTCTGTTAGGTTATCTACTGTAAAACCCTCATCATACAAAGCTAATGAGTCTCTATATCCAAATAGAATAATCTCTTGCCTACTTTCTTCTGTCATAAAACATTCATTATTCTTTTCAACTTAAAATCACAAAATACTTTTGAGTCTCTTCCATACATACTCATCATCTTGTAATACTTCTCNTCTCTAATCTTCTTCCAGTCGTCAAGACTCCAATGCTCTGTAAGCAAAAAGAACTCTCGGCTATATCCTGTTAATCTCGATAATATTCTATTTCTCTCTGTCATACCTCTCCAAATATTGTGAAATCATTTACATCTTCTTCTTTGTCTATAAAATACTTCTTGTATTGGTCAATTGCTTTTTCTGTTTCTGCCAATCCTTTAAAGTAAGTTTCTTCTGTTACATTAAATACTCCAACTGCTTTAGTCTTTTTATCTACTACCAAGAAATAGAAGTCATCGTAAGAAATGCCGAACAACTCACAGTAGATGTAAACTTGCATATGGTATCCGAAGTTCTGTACATTCCACTTGAACCTGTCCATATCTCCTGTTGTCTTAATATCTAATAGGATGCCTTTCTCTCTTGAAAGTAAATCTGCTTTAGCTCTAAATGGTATTCCTGAAATCTCTCCAATCACAGGCACTTCAGCATCACATCCTTCCATAAAGGTAGCGACAGAACTATTACTTAATACTGCATCAGCTATGCCTCTACAATTGTCATACTCCTTTTGTGTGAATGTGTTTGGATTCTCGGCAAGTGCTGCTTTAAATACTTTGGTAGCTCTTGTAGTAGTTTCCACAATATTGACGTCAGATAGCTTTTCAGGCTCTAATAACATTGTGTGGATTAGTTTGCCTTCCTCAAGGGCTTTAGAACCTTTCTGAACCCCCTCTAACATATCTTTGTAGTCTTTAGGGGATTTGTTTAGTAGCTTAACAGAACTACTGCTTAAAACGTTTTTAGCGAGGTATCCATAGTAGAAAGAATCATCTATTGCTTTTCTCTCTAACTCATCAACCGACCACTCTTTTCCGTCAAATGTCGTTACTTTTTTACTCATATCTATAAATGTTTATTGCACAAAGAGAACCTTGATTGATTCCCCTTATGCAAATATAACATAAATAGTAACAAATGTCAATAACTTTTTACTTATTTGGTGTAAAGTTTTTCTTAAACGCTAATTGACACACGCTATACCTTTGGTCTTTTTCAGGATACTCTTGTCTCATAAGGGCATTCCCCATACATCTCTGAATGTAGTCTTTATTGGTTTCGTACTTCTTTACTTTTGGAATTGGCATATTACTTGTCTAAATGGTTTAACAATAAGTTTCCGTCCTCACTATCAATAGAACGAATCTCTCTATAAATAATACGACTTTTACGTCTTGTTTCTACCTTGTCTGCCTTTGTTGAGGTTATTCCCAACTCTGTGTAAAGGAAAGCATCAAGCTCTAATAGAGCATCTATCTTCTCTTTATCTGTTGCAGGTGCATTTACTATATCACTAATCTTGTCTAATAATACTTGTTCCATCATATTTATAAATTTATTTGTTAATATTACGTATTACTTTTTTATTGTTTCAGAAATCACCCATTAGCACATATATGCACCAAACTGTTATGGTACTAAAAAAACAAATACCAAGAAACGCAAGAGCAGCTTCTAAATAGATTACAGCAATACATTCAATTAGGCAAGCAAATAACAATATCAACAAAATCTTTGATACTTCTTCTTTACTTATTTTCATATCTTACAATTCCATTAATTCGTTTACAACTGTTTTACCACCCATCACTACTGCACATCCAATAGCAGGTTTCTTGCCTCGTTTTGCATAAGCAAAAGCGTATTTGTCAAAGTCGATACCACAACCTACTTGCGTTCCGAATACTTTAAAGTTAGCACCAACAAACCATTGAGTGTAACATTGAGTATGAAGATGCCCTTGTACTGTGTTCATCATATCTGCTCTACATTTCGTATGGGCAGTACCACCTTCTCCGTGGACATATTGAACATTATCAATTACCAACCTGTCTACAAAATTCCAATTAGGCACTTCCAATACTTCGTTGAATGACTTTATCCAAGCCTTCGGTACTCCTGAACTAAATGCTTTCCTTGAGATGATTCTATCGTGGTTTCCGATAAGTACATCAGCATTAGGGAACATCTTGTACCAACGACTCAAACGTTCGATAGCGAACTCTAATTCTTCTCCTGCACCCATACCATCAGGGTCAGACTCGTGGTAGCTTGAATAATGCGAATCAATCACATCGCCAATAAACACAACTCTATTACAGTTGTACTTTGCATATACCTCTGCACAATGATTAAGGTATTCGTCTAAAGAGAATGGTTCGTGAAGGTCTCCTATCACTAATACTCTCTCTTCTTTCTTTGTAATGTTTTCAAATGCTTTGAGTTTGTTTCCTCGAAGTCTTGGTCTAAAATCTTTCATAATTGTTTCATTTCATTTAACTTGTTGTTCTTTATCTCGTATGTAGGTGCTTTAAGTTTAAAAGTACTTCCATCCGACCTTGTTCTTATTGTGCCTTCTTCATAGACAATGGAACGCTCTTGTAATTGTGGCTTTGTAACCCAACCACATACAGTAAGGTTATAGTCCGTTTTGTTTAGAGAACAAAATATATAGGCATCACAATCAAATTTATTCTGGTAGGCTATGAAATTATTTACATAATAAGGTTTCGGATTCACCATTCTTCCCATAGTCTTGACATCTATCTTTAAGTCTTTATACCTTAAATCAAAACCTCCATCAAAACCATAATTCAAAGAGTAGTCTAAACCTAAATGCTTTTTTATCATTACCTCTCCCAACAAGCCAACGTATTGCTGCTCCTTGTTTCCGTTAGCTCTATCTCTCTTACCAATATTGTTCTTGGATACAAAATCCCAGACCATCAATCTAATATCTTTAGGTATAAAAAGAATCATACCCTACTTATAATCGTTAAAGTATGTAACAAGTTCTTTCATCATTCTTGGAGCAGAACACTTCTGGCATTTAAACCTCTTCTTAAACACTCTGTTGTAAATAACATTCATCTCCTTGAGTTGCTTATTGTTTAGCTTATTCTTGCCATTCTCAATCCAATCTGCAATATACTCATACTCATCTTCGTTTAGGCATTCAGGTTTATCATACTTAAATATCCTATTCAACCTCTCTTGTCTCTCATCACAACCACAATCTTCTCCAGCAATAAACTTAACTGCTTTCTTGATTCCTGTTGCTTCTGTTACTTTAGCGATAGTGTCGCCAAGTCCTTCTGAAGCCTTCTCTTGATTCGCCTTCCATTCTTTGTAGGCTTTTGTTCTTTTGTCTTTTGGTTCTTCCATTGTTATAAGTTTTAAATTAAAAGTTCATACACTCAACGTTGTAAGTAACACCACTATATCCATT